AGTTTGTCCATTTTGTTCCATTTCATTTGCATTTGGACGACCACCTTTATTGGTTTTATCACTCATTGTGTGACTTGATTCTGCCGGTATGAACAATTTATCTATACCTAATATGGATTCACTTTGTAATAAATTAATACCTTCCATAGGTGTAAATCCTGAATTAGCTAAATATAATAATCTACTTCCACCATAAGCCATATCACTTAAACTTGAAGATTTTTTTTCATCTCTATCATAATAAGTGTTATCAAGAATAATACATTTCATTCTTATTTTGGTATTCAACAATCTCAATTCTTCATCTACATAATAGTTAAAACTTTTCAATAACATATTTATAACATATGTTATGTTATTAATTAAAGATTTTTTAAGAGCTTCAGCTCCACCTTTTTCTGAATTAAATAACATCTCTGACATTCCTGTCTCTGAATAAACTTGATATATACTATTTTTAACCATATTTTCTGTTCTTGCCGATGTAGTATCAAGATTTAATATACTTGCTTCAAAAGGATTAGTAATAGTAAAAATACCTTCATCAAGATTCTTTTGTATTAAATTTTTCTTGATTGCTTCATTGTAAGTTTTAGCAACTTTAGGGTCTACCATTGTATCTTTATCTTTAGTTTCTATTTTGTTATGTATCATTTTTGTACTGTTAACTCTATCTATCTTTTCTTTTAATTCTTTCTTTTCTTCTAATGCAATTAAATCCTTAAATAGAAAAGCAAATGGAGGTGTACCATGTTTACCTTCTTTTACAACTGAAAAACATATTCCATTTTTTACAGGATAATATCTTTTCATTATAAATATAGGATTTGTTTCAGAGCCACCATCATTAAATATTGCAATTGCTTTTTGAATTTCAATAGGATATGTAGTAATATCTAGCATAGTATTTAATTTTAAACAATCAATTACAAATCTCCATACTCCATTTTCATTTTTATAAGGCAAACAATATTCATTATCTATTTTTTGATATATTATTCCTGTAGTATCTTCTATTTTATAGTAATAACATTCCCCATCTATTAATAAATCTTCAGCGAATATAGGTAAGTTTGCTTTTAAATTCATTTTTTCTAGATATATACTTGCGGTATCATAGCATTCTTTTAACTTCTTTTTATATTTTATTAAAGCACTATTTTCTGCATAAGGTATTAACATATGGTCATAAGTCAACATATTTGCTAATGTTTTAATTGTCCTATAGTAAATACCTTCTGTTGCCATAAATAATCTTGAATAGTTTTGAAGTTGTTTAAAATTAACATAGGGAGACCTCAATAAACGTGCTATTTCATGTTTATCTAATCTTCCATATGTTACACCTCTTTGTGCTATGTTAGGGTCAAACCTTGTACCTATAAATGATTCTTGTGCAAAATCCATCCATTGTCTTTGATTTTCTTCTGCTAATTGTTGCTTATTTTGTTGGTAAGCAGTTGGTTGTTTTGGTTTTGTTGTTGGCATTATTGGTTGTCACCTCCTTTATTATTATTTTAATATGTTTTATTCTTTTAAAAGAAGCAATAGTCTAACATTGAAGAATCCTTATCTTTTTTTGTTTTATTTTCATAAGTCATTATATAATACATCATATAACTACATGCACTATATCTATCTTTGTCTAAAGATTTTGAATTTCTTTCTACTGTTAGTTTTCCTCCATTCATTGTTTTTAATTGCAAATTAGCTACTTCTTCTATAAAAAACTCTGTTTGAATTGAACCCAACAGTCCATTACTCATAAAATCAGTATCTGAAGAATAATCTAATTTACTTTGGTCTACTTTATCTAATAATTGCAATGTTTTACCTTCTACCATATTAATGAAATTAACTATAATATCACTATTTATACCCTGTGCATTTACAACGAATAAACATTTTTCAGTTTCAGCTTCGTCGCTTTCATGTTCTGTATTTATAGTATCATATGCAATTAATTCGTCTCCTGTTATTGGGTCTATATGTAATTTTAATAATTCATCAACTAGTCCAACCCCTAAACCATTCCCATCTAAAATTACTTTTTTTGCCTTAAATGTATTTCTTAGTTTTTTAATTATTATTGCTTGTCCTGTAAAATTCATTCCATTAGGTAAGTTTATTAAGTTTACTAATTGTATATGTTTTACCCTATCATTTTTATCTCTTTTGACTTTTCCTATAGATATGGATGTTTGATTGTTTGAGGTTTTTGTTGAACGTGCTACATCTACTCCAATGTAATACTCAGACTTTCCATCACTTTTGAGTTCAGATTTTGGCAAAACTCTTAGTTCTATTAATTTATCTATATCCACTAAACAATTATCTGTTGACCCAACCCAACGACTTTCGTAATTAGTTGCAAAGAAAATAGGAGATAGCTTTTCTTTTTTTGATAATATTTGTGATTTTGTTTCACCCCTGCCATATTCACATGCTAATTGCCAATCAGCACCTAAAACCATAATCCCTTTTAGTTCCGCCATTTCATCAAACATTTGTAAACTTCTTTCATACTCTGTATTTTTGAAATATGCAGTTGTTAAAAAATGAATTTGTCCACTTAATTCATCTGGATTAATTAACGATTCTTTTCCAATTGTTCTTCTAGGAACATTTGGTATAGGTTCTAAGGCATCTTGGAATACTAAATCATTGATTAACGAACTTTCTTCCATATTTAATCTGTGCCTTCTAAGCCCTTTACTTGCTTGATTGTTGGCTAAATTATCTATTTTTGAACCACTCGTAAATATTATTTCAGCAGAATCCTTTGAAAAATTTTCCTTAACTATATCACAAGCTATTAATGGATAATACTTCTTAATTTCTAAGTGTTTCTCTTTTATTAATCTTGCACTAGCTTCTCTAGTTTGTGCAGACATACTCAAATTACTATCTGGGAATAATATAGCTACAACATATAGTCCTAACATTTCAACAAATGTTTTTCCATATCCCCGAGGAAAAACACCATATACCCTAAGAAATCTTCCTAGACTTCTTAGAAAAACTCTTTGGTCTAAATCTAGTCTAATACTATTTGATTCAGGAGTTATTAAATCTAGAAATAAATCCATATTCCATCTAGCCCAAGATATGAAATCAACCCATTTATCTAAATTTTGAGTAAACTTATCATCTTCTCGTTTAGTTTTATTATATACAGGTGAATTAAAATTAGGATTACTTATATCACTTCTATCATTAGTATGCATGTCATTTACTCTAAAATTGTTCATATTTGTTCGTCCTCAAATTCAAATTCTCTATTATCTTCTTTTTTATATTCGTCTCTACGTTCTTCATAAAATGCCCAGATATCTTTATATTCAACATCTGGTAGATTCTTTAATCTTCTTATATAATTTATATAACACCATAGAGTAAAATCCACTTTATCTTGAGGTTTTTCAATGAATTTAGGTAATATTGAAATCATATCTACGGCTTGTTCAACTGCTCTTGAAAGTTCCCCAAAACCATTTAAACCACCACTTAAATCAGCCTTACTTAGTTGCGATGGGTTTATTTTTGCACGCTCAGACGCTTTATCTGCAAGTTGTCCCCATTTTTGAGCTTCACTTACATCTCCTTTTGCAGTTGCTAATTCTTCTTTAACTCTATATCTAATATAAGTAAGCAATGCTTCTGTATGCATGGCAGTTTTTTGAGGATAATTTTCTTTCAATAAATCATATTTTCTTTCAAATGAATATAATTCTTCATCATTATAGCCAAAACCCCATTTATCTATGAGTCTTCTTCTTTCACTATCATTCAATAAAGCTTCTTCCATTATTATTCCGTTATGTATATTTGTATTAGAATTAGGTGTAAATAAACTATCTTTATATTTTAATTCTCTATTTTGTGTCATCCCTAAATCTTTAAAATAAAATCCAATTGCAGATTCTATTTTGGGATATTTTTCTAAGTTATCTGATAATGTTTGATATAAAAATGGTCTATCTACCTTTGATAGCATGCTTTTGAATTTATCAATATTTAAAGTTCTATTATCATTTAAACTCATATTTATACAACATTGCTTACAATAGGGTAAAGTTCCAGATTTAGTTGTGCCATAGCTTTTATAGAATTCACTAGGTTTTTTATCATGGTCACAACCTGTACAATATATAAGTTCTCTACTTGTCATATCAGTATTACCTTTTGGTTTATTTGCCATGATAATACACCTCCTTTTAATTTTGCATAATAAAAAAGCCACTAAATTTAATTAGCGACTTCTAAATCTTTTTGTTTATATAATCTTTATAGTACATCCATTTTAAAAGTATTCCGTCCTCTAATTTCCCACACGTTCCTCTTATCCCTTTACAACATTTTGTAATACAACTTCCATCGCAATTATAAAATATCGCACCATCTCGCACAGTATCAAATTCTTTTCCAGTTGTAATACATATTACTTTTTTAGCATAAGGATTATCTTTTCCTACCCTACCTTCACTTATTTTTTTCTTAGTTTCTTGTGATATTATCTTTCCCTTTTGAGAATCACTCATTTTCTTTTTTGTTTCTTCTGAATAATGAGTCCCAAACAAAGGGTTTAAAGTTTTATTTAATCCCTTATTCCAAGATTCATACCCTTTTTTACTCCAATGATTTTCTTTCATTCTTAATCTAGTTTCTTCTGAATGAATCTTTCCGTAATTAGGATTTCCTTCTCCTTTATTATTTATACTCATTCTTATTTTAGTCTCAATACTAGGACTCCCAGTTCCTCCACCTTCATTCATATTATATCCATTATTAATCGAATCATGGATACTAATCCAACATTTTTCTTTAATATCTAATTCTTCTTGCGAAAATGCCATGTCTAGTATTTTAGTAGTAATAAAGTTGGCATATCCTTGTTTAGTCATAGCACTAAGTAAGTGTCTATTATAATAATACCCTTGTTCTTTATGACTTTTATAATAATTATAAACTCTTTCTGAATCTATGCCACCATAATCATAACGCTTATTAAATTCCTGTATTGTTTGTCCAATATAAATTTTATTATTTAATATATTTTCAATTTTATATATAATTCCATATACTTCTAAATTCCCTATTAACATATATAATTCCTCCTAAAGAATTTAATTTATTTAAAATGAGAAACGTAGCTAGGATACTACGCTTTTGACCCGTCACTGAATACTCGTCACAACCTAAAGGTTGGACGGTTCTTAATTACTAATAAATTTCTTTTATACTCTCATTTATAACAATAGTATCTTTTATAAATTACAACATATAAACACTAATTATATTCATTAAGACTTTTACTAACAAAGCAACCATTGTCACTATTAGCGTTAGCATATGGCTCGATTCTAAACCATTTTATTATTTTTATATTCCCATGCTTGATATTATCTTACTATCACTATTTTGTATTCTAATTATTTCTTTATCATGTAATAATTTAAAATTGTCAAAGGTTTCAAAACATTTATCTCTATCAATCTCTTTTAAATTATCTTTAACATTCATTATTAAAAAACTACTATATAAATCTCTTTGTATTTTATAATTTTCAAATTTATTCCATCTTTCACTCAAAGATTTTTTATTACATTCTCCTGTAAAGTGGTTATATTGACTCGCCTTAATTTTATAAGTATCAATTTTATATAATTTTTCATTATTCCATTTTAACTTATTGTTTAACATAGTCAAAAACATGCTCGGTGCTTTATTTGCCAAAGACTTACCGAATCTTTTTTTCTTATTGAATTTACCATCTTTATTTTTAGTAGTCTTTTTACTTCTACTTTGTAACCCCTTATAATTCATAGTTTCAACATAGAATTTATCCCCTAGCATTAATAATTCACCTATCATTTTATAATGTTCTTGTTTTCTTATTTCAACTTGTTTTCTATATAGTTCTTTTCTTTCCGATTTAAGCTTTATATAATTATTACTAAATGTCCACTTATCTTTATTTCCTATTTTAATAGTTCCATTCTCATTAAATTTATTAGGATTCATAGCACGTTTACTTCTATCCATTTTTCTTTGTAATAACTTTATTTCTCTATCAATATTATTAATACTAGGTGCTAATTCTAATAATTTAACATCATATTTACTTGATATTGCAATTGTTCTAGTTCCTATGTCAATTCCGACGTTACCTAATCCAATGCTTCTTTTAATCTCACCATCATTTGTTACTTTTATAGGTGGGAATCCTTCCATAACTAATTGAACATAATATTTATAATTACCACGAATCATTTTTCTAACTATTCTGCAATATTTAATTCTATCTTGAATAGCTTTTTGAGCGTATACATCATTATTCTTTATAATAACTGTCATATTTAATTTATTCCATTTTATAATACCATCTCTGTAAGTTATACCACTTGCATTCCATTTCCCTTCAACACTGTATAATTCGTCAAATCTTACAAAATTAACTCTTTCTGCATTACTATAAATTAATTTTTCCAATGCTTTCCATGCTCTACTTGCTAATGCTTGTGCGGTTTTATTATCTATATTTTTATTAAAAGGTTTATACATTGGAGTCATTTCATTTATGAGTGAATATTCATTGATACCATATTCTCCCAGCAAAACAGTCAGTTCTTTATATTTTTCTTTTCTTAGTTTCTCATTTAACTTTGATTTTTTACTATTTTCATCTTTATAATAAGATTTATTTAAGTCTGCCAATTCTTTTCTTAACGTTCTATAAACTTTTAATTCAGATAATGTTTTAAATCTTTTTAAACCTAATCCTAATATTGAATTGTATAATTTTCTACATATCTCAAATCTTTTATCTAATATTGATTCATCTCTATTATTTGTATCTAATTTAAGAGTTAGTACATAACTAGGAGTTTGTTTTCTTGCCATAACAAATATTCACCTCACTTTCTATTTTTCTTTTTGCCCTTTAATATAGTTTACTATTTGTTCTTCTGTGTTTTCTGATACTGTAGCTATAAAATAACTAGGATTCCATAGATGTCCTCCCCATAATTTCTTTTTTAATATAACTCCATATTCTTTCATTAATAATCTAGCACTAACACCTTTTAATGCTTTAATCATATCTGGAATATAATGTTG